CCTTGCCATCAGGCAAGTATTTAAGACTTTCAGCACCTCGAAGTGCCATCAAAGGTGAAGTTAACATTACACCATTCCAAGCAAAAGATTCCCAACTTGGATCATCAATTATTAAATCAGATAAAGCATGATTATTTTCATCCATATCTGCTTTTAACTGTTTTGGTGTTTTTTTTGTTAATAGGTAATTTCCTATTTGCTGTGGTTTTTTTTCACGCATTGGAAAAGTAATAGAAGTCATTGAATAAATAAGAGACATATACTCTTCAGAGTGTATAGACGCTTTAGAGAGTTGTCAATACATATTTATCCTTTTAATAATTTTATCTTGCCTTTTATCTTTTCATACTCAACAACATATTCTTTTGATTTAATCTCATGCTTGGAATAAGCATTCTCTAATGCTGCCAACTGATCGTAATAGTGTTTAATTCTTCGTTTGATTTCCAGTTCAAATTGATTCATTCTTAACACCCCATTCATGTTTTATTTTTACATTTAATTGTTCTTTTCTTTGTATTTTTATTTTTAACAATAAATCCTCTAACTGATTAATAACATCTTCATAATCTCCTTCTGAAGCAGTCAAAGAGCATATAAAATTAATAATACTCGCTTCAATTAATTTACTGCCTTGACCAGAAACATTTAGGTTATAACGCATTACTTTTACTCCAGTATTTAATTAATAGTTTTAGTTCAGCGATACGTTTCATAGCTGCTTCAATCTTTTGTTCTGTTGTCACTAAAACACCTCTTGTTTAGCTTCAAACTTTTCCCATGCCTCCACCCAGACTTCCTCACATCTTTCGACAGGTTGATCTTCGTTCATTACGCATTTGCCTTTATATGCCCAAATAGTATTACAAATATCAGGACGTATACCACAATTGATATCTAACATCTCGATATAACAACCTAACTGTTTGTCAGTTCTATATGGTTCTCTCCAACCTGTCCTTTTCTTAAAATCATATGTTGTATTACCTTTAGTCTTGAGATCAATCAATCTTACTTTCTTAGCTTTTGTATCGTAGCCAATAAGATCAAGTTGACCTCCTACATCCTTTACAGGGTTTGACATCATATATTCAACACCCATAGGTTCAAAATGTGTGAATAATTCAAGATCGAACAAGGGAATAACCCATTCTTGATAGTCACCCATATCAATATCATCACTGCCTAGCATCTTCTGTTCTAAGCAGTAATGTACTGTTTCACCTCTTGGTTGCCATATATGTCTTGTATGTTCAATATTTTCTTTTGCTTTCTCATCTAGTTCATTACAAACCTGAGTAGTTGAAAATTTAAGCCATTTATTAGATTTTTCACAATAGTACTTGTGATCACGCTCACTTCTGAAGACAGGAAGTTTAGGTAGTTTCTGAATAGTTTTCATAATTAATTAAAAAAATAAGTTTTCATCTTTGGGAGGTAGATCCTTGGGGTCTGTAAGTTCCACCTTCTCTTCGATAAGTTTAGGAGCATCAAGCCTTGCAAGGTTCTGATACTTAACACCTTGATAACCTTGAGGGAAAGCAGGGTTACCTTCGCAGTTGTTTACGACTTCAGTCCAACCTGATGGAGGCTTGTCGAGTTCTTCAAGAGTCCACATCATGCGTTTGGGGTTGTCAGGGTTAGGCTTGTTAAGACCTGCCTTGAGAAGCCTGATAAGAGAAGCCTTGTCAAATATGCGTTCCATTATTTTTCTCCTTATGTTTTTTTAAATAATTTGTTAATTGTAAATCTATTTTGTTAGCCAAATCTTCTTGATGCTGACCAGCACCATGTTCATATCTAAGATTTAGTTTTTTTGCTGACCATTGAAGATCTTCAATTATATCCTCGACCTCAGATATGTGAAGTGTTATTGAGATATTTTCATTCATTATTCAAAACCTCCTTTAGCTGTGAATACCCTATGTTGAGGATGATTGTTTTTAGGTTCTTCTGCAATCTTTGATTGTTTCACCTCCCAGATATCCATCCAACCACCACTTATTGCCCTTTCAAGGGCTATCTTTCTATCTTTAGGTGTGAATGTTCGTAATCTATCAAAAATCCTCTCTGCGACCTTTCTGGAGCATGTAGCTTTCTTTTTATGTCTTATAGGCCACCATTCAAGGATTAGCTGAGAACATTCTTTAAGGTCGTCAGGGATTAATCTTCCGTTGATAACTGGGTATGTGAAAGGATCATCAGAAGGTTGAGAAGGTTTAGGTCTTTTACGTTTCATCTTTTCCCAGACAATACTACGCATGTAATCAGATCTGTTCATGCCGTAGGTTTTTGTTTCGTCAATAAAAGTTGCCATCTCTTCATCAAGGAAGACAGAAACTTTTATGTCTTTCTTCGCACTCATGTGTAATTATTACTTTCAACTGACAGTAGATGATATCTAATTATATGTCAAGCAGGAGTTATGAAAAATTCTTCTCTATATCCTAATATAAGTATATTATATATATATTATTATTATAAATATATAACTACGTTTATAAGTATATAAAGTATTTAATATATATATATTATTAATAAATATATTTATATACTTTTATTATTCTTTTTCTTTTTGGTTCTTTTTCTTTTTCTTAAGTCACTTTTTATTCCATTCATGATATATTAATATGTCATAAATATTTACAGTTATGTCAGCTATCTGATATATAATGTGTATAGTCGCTGCTCCTTTGAAAGAATTTACTATTGATGACTCTAAATAGTTTTTTGGTGATCGACCACCAAGCTTTCAATCAAAGATGTTTAGAGTTCCCATTGAGGATGTCTGAATGAGTCAACGCTAGTTTCATGGCGTAATTAATTCATTCATAAGCGATTAATTACCTGGTATTGGTAATGACGCATAACAGGGGCTATTAAGTTTTTACTTGATAGCCTTTTTATATTATGTTATATATACAACATATCTTTTTTAAACCTATGCCAAGACCAAAGCAAGAATATGTACGTTACATGTGTCAATTTCGTCCAGAGCAATATTCAAAATTAAAAAAAGCAAGTGAGGATGGTATACCTATGGCATATCACATCAGACTTGCTGTTGATAATTATTTTCAGGAACTTGGTTAAATCAATAAATCATTAAATCTTTTTTCAGCTATTTTTATCTGTTCATCTTCTGATAATTTAGGATATTCTTCCAATACCTGTTCATAGATTGATTCAAGTATTAATTCGTTGTTTATATCACTCATAATCTTCATAATCCTCATCTATTTCTGGCTCTTCTATCTCAGGATATATTCCTGCATTGCGTAGATCATTTATTGCATTTTCTTCATGCATATGATCTATAGCTGGTTGATGATCTCTTAAAAATGAATCAGTCATTTTTCATATCCTCTATTTTTCATAATTAATTTTCGTTTACGAATTCGGTTTTAAATTTGGTAAGCTTTCAGTTGTTTCAATAAATCATTTCTTAAATTTCGTTTTACATTAGGATCTGTCTCAGATTGATAATCCTTTTCAAGATCCTCCATTAACTTCTTTTTAAGATTGATTTTTCTTTGTCTTTCTGTTTCGATAATGCATGGTTCATTTTCAAATGAATCATTCTCATCTTCTTCTCTTATCTCTTCATAAGCTATAGGAATCCAATCATAGAAAGTATTCTTATTTGTATCAGGATAAGTTGACCTCATTTTATGAATGATCTCATTTTGAGGTATACCATCTCTAATGAGATCTTTCATTGAGAGAATACAGTCATGACGATTTTTACTGACGTTTGTCATTATTTACCTCTTTAGCTTTTTTATTTTTATTAAATAACCTGTCATATTTTTTTGACAGCATTTCTTCATTACTATTCTTTCTCATAGTTTCAAGAGATTTCTCAAAAGAATTTTTGTCTATTTCCTTTTGTAAATCTGCAACCTCTAAACAATGTTTTAATTGCTGTTTTCTTATGGATTCAATTGATAATTCATATTTATCTTTAGCCTGATCTATAAGTTTGTTATGTCCAATTTGATAGGAATAAATCCTATATATTTTTGTAGATTGTTCATCTTTAAGTTTTTTGATCCTATCGATGTTATCCCAATGTATCTGAACTGCTTTATCATGTTCAGATTTAATCCATTTTTCTTTTTTGGATTCATTCATGGGTTTTGTTTCATTCATGATTAATTAATTTAATAAACTATGTATGTATGATATCATAAACATATATTTATGTATACCATTCATGTCAAATATAAAGAGGTTCATTCATGACCATGACATTCATGACTCTATCGAGTTCAATTCATTCAGAATTAATAAAAATCATTTAACTAATACTCAAAATATTGACTTTGATATATTATTTAAATTTTTATTTTTATATTTTTTAAAAATAAAATAATAAATTTTAAATAATAAATAATTGAAATATTTTTTTTATTTATACCTTGGCTAGTACATTATTCTTAGTATTACCATGCGCATTGATAACCACATTACCGGTGTTACCATCACACAGAGAGCATATATTACATGATGTTTTTTGTCCTGATTCTACGCTAGCTGGGCAGTGTATAAAACCCTTGGGATCATTTATACTTTCATGTTTAACCAAAAAACAATTAAAGCCAAGTGAACTAGCTTGTAAATATTCTTGAAAACTGTCAACACTTGCCTGGAATAAACCTTTATAAGGTAATGCAAAATTATTTCTCCACATATGAGTATAACCAGTGTGATTTTTTGCTACCTTTATAATATTTTTAACAATATCAATCGGTATTAATACAGGATCGCCAGCACTTCCAAATCTTATAGACTTATTTCTAAACAATTCATAATCATTGTCAAAATAATCATATCTATTATTTTTATATGCTTTCCAAACATTTAAAGGAGCATGAAACCATTTTACATAACAAGAATTGTTATTATATCCCGCATGTGGACAATCGCCACACACTGTCTCTCCGTACTCTTTATTTTTAAATGCTTTATTTGGTTTTATATCTTGATTTAATATCCAAGTTTGATACATATCACCAGTTTTTTTATTACTAGTTTGAGCATTAAAACCAGTAACAATAACTGCATATTTTTTGTTATTTATTGGAGATAAACCTTCATATAAAACTCTTCCATTAGAGTTTTTTTTCATAGTTATAAATTATTTTTTATTTTTAATTTTCTTTTTTAATTCATTAAATTTTTTACTCTGTTCAGGTGTTAAACCAGCGAAATAATTCAACAAGTTACCGTCATAAGCTTTAAAAAGCTTTTTAAGTCTTTTATTCATGTTTAATTAATTTAAATAAGTTTTTAATTGAAAGTAATAAAATACTTTCATTAAAAGGATTAGATTATTAATCCTTTTAAAGTAAGTATCAATTTATCTTTTTTAATTTTTTTACTTCTTTATAACTGTTATCTAAAATTTGATTTAATTTTTTACCACTTATCAAACAATAACCATTAATTAAATCTTTATCTATATATTTATAGATTTTATTATCATCAATCATTTACTTAAATCCTTTTTTATATTAACAACTTTTACTTCTCTTAAATTATTATATCTAATCCTAAACTCACTAAGATTTAAATCCTTAAATTGAGCTTTATTAATATAAGAGCTTGAATTACTTATTAAAAAGTCTTTATTTGCTTCAATATCATTTATAAAAGCTTTTTTACTTTTATAGTCTCTTCCATAAGCTGGTAAAAGTGTTAAATTTGAATTCATAATTAATTAATAAAATAAGGTACGATTAAAACTATTTAATAAAAAATAGTTTTTTAAAACTATCTAAAATTTAATTAGATAGCTTTAAGAAAATATTTTTATTTATAATTTATTTTTGCTACTTCATCAATATTATTTTTTTTATTTGTGAATTCTTTAGTTCTATTTAATAAATTTAATCTAGCTTTGTTAGCTTCATGAAAACTAACTCTTAAACCTCCACTATCATGTAAAAGTTTATCTAAACACATATAAGCTTCATTAATAGTATTATATTTTTTTATTGTATATATTTGATTTTTTTCCTTATTCTCAAATATACAAGTAGCTAATCTTAATTTATAGACTCTATTTTCTTCTTTGTTATCTTTAGTAAATATTTCACTTGTAATAAAATAAGTGCCAATATCTGTCACTTTAACTTCTTTAGAAGTTTTACTATTAAAAGCTTCCATGATTTCTTTTTTAAAAAATAGTGGGAACTCTTTTTTAATTTTAGTAATACTTGTTAAATGATTTTTCATAATTAATTAATTTAATTGGTTTATAAAAAAAACTAACTCAATTAAGAGTTAGTTATAAATGGCTTAGTTGTTAAAGGTTTACTGACTTCTTCAATTCTTCTTTGTTGTTCTCTCTCTATCTCTTGTATCGTAACTAACTTTTCAACTTCAATAATAGTCATATTGAATATCTTAGTTAAAATCTCATCGTACTCTTCTTTGTTCTGTCTATAGTCATAAGAATCTTTAACAAGTTTTAAAAGGACTGTATTATATTCCTTACAAGTTAAAAATTTACTTGTTGGAATCTCTTCAATAGCTTGTAAAACTTCTTTAGCTTCTTGTAGCTGTGTTGATAGCTCGTTGTTCATCATTTAATTAATAAAATAAATTTTAATAAGAGTCTTAAGGACTCTATCAAGGTGTTTAAACCTTGAGAGAATCTTTAATAATATATATTATTATATATTATTAATATATGTTTGGATAGTTTTGTTTCTTTCTTGTAACTGTCCGTTTTTTATTGGGTGATCATTGCCCAGGGAACTTAAAACGAAAGTTACAGCAATGATAAAAATTAAATAAAATCTCATAGTTTTAATTAATAGAATGAATATTTTTTTTAAATCAGTATTTTCTATTTTTTAAATAGTTACTGATTCTTGTATTAACTTCAACTATAAAAATAATTGTTGAAGTTATTAAAATAAAATCGATTAGAAACATAGTTTAATTAATATTTTTGTGTTGTTTAGCTAGATTGTCTCTGTAAGCGACTGTTTAAAGAAATAGATAGTAAATAGTGTTAAACTTATTTACTACCTATTAGAACAACTTAGAAAGTACTGTAATTAGCTTTTAGGCTTAGCAATAAATAGAGCTAATTGATCAGTACCTCTATAATTTTTTTCTTTGAAGCTGGCTAAAGAATAACCTTTAGGGATATTAGATATCCATGCTAATAGTTCAGGTGGCATGTTTAATTAATATGTAGTTTTCAAGTTAGAGAAAATAGTTTTTATACTTTCTCCATATGTATATGTTAGCATAACTTTATATATTTATATGTATTCTATAGGTACGGATAACCGAACATGGGGAAGTGTTGCAGATTATTTTTTATTTCTAGGCTTCTTGGGTAACTTAAATATATTCTGATTAAATTTTTGGTTCAACTTTAATTGTTAAGTCTGGAGCTTGAATGTTAACTGTTTCAACGGATTCACCTACAACTTTGCCTAGAGAGTCTAGTATTTGTGCTGCTGTTTGATACTGACCTTTTGATATGGCTTTATTGAATAAGCGCATTCTCATGGCTTGTATGCGAGGAATCATTTTTTCTCTTTCTTTAAGCCAATCTTGATCATTCCATTCTTTAACTTTATTCCAATCTGTCCAACCTGTAGCTTCACAAATACCTTCTCTTTTGGAATGTTCTATGACTAGTTGTCTGGTAGTTTTACCTTCTAGCTGTTTTGAATAAAGACGTTGACAACGAGCTTCTATAACTGCCCTTGAATTTGTACCACCTGTATATTTTTGAACACGAGGTTTACGTTGAGGAGCAGGGAGGTCGTAATTTAAGTTGTTAATGAAAGATTCAGCCACGAACTTGTTTTATAAGAGTATTAATATTTCGATGATAGCTTTAAAAGTGTAAAATGCGAAAGAAAATGAGTAATATTATGTAAAAAAGGTATAAATGAGTCTAAATGAGATCAGTTTAAGGTATGCACAGGGGGAGGTATTTAATTGTGATAAGAGATTTAGGGTGTTAGTTGCTGGTAGGAGGTTTGGAAAGAGTTATTTAAGTTGTATTGAACTGTTGAGAGGAGCTATAAATCGTCCAGGAGAGGTTTATTTCTACTGTGCTCCTACATATAGGATGGCAAAGGATATTGCGTGGAAGGAATTGAAAAGATTAACTCCTAGAACGTGGGTTCAGAGTAAAAATGAGACAGATTTGAGATTAGATTTAATTAATGGATCGAGTATTGAGTTAAAGGGAACTGAAAATGCGATGGCATTGAGAGGTAGGAGCTTGGCTGGTGTTGTATTGGATGAGGCAGCATTTATGGATAGAGATGTGTGGGCTGAAGTGATAAGACCTGCATTAGCTGATAAGCAAGGATGGGCACTGTTTATTAGTACACCAGATGGAACTGCAAGTTGGTTTTATGATATGTGGTGCTTTTGTGGAGAACAGGAATGGGATGATTGGCAAAGATGGAGTTTTACTACAGTAGAGGGGGGTAATGTAGCGAAAGAGGAGGTTGAAGCTGCTAGGTCGCAATTAGATGCGAGGACGTTTAGGCAGGAATTTGAAGCTAGTTTTGAGAATCTTACTGGATTGGTTGCTGTTAGTTTTGGTGATGACAATATTGATAAGGAAGTGGCAGATTTACATATGCTTCCTTTGTTAATTGGTCTGGATTTTAACGTAGATCCTATGGCAGGAATCTGTGCGGTGAAGCATAACGATACTTTGTATGTTTTTGATGAAATCATGCTTACAGGAGGTGCTACTACATGGGACTTTGCAGAGGAGGTTACGAGGAGATATGGAGTTGATCGTAGAATTATTGCTTGTCCAGACCCTACTGGAAGTGCAAGAAAGACAAGTGGCGTTGGTGTAACGGATCATACGATACTCAGAAGGTCTGGTTTTACTGTTATGAGTCCTAGAAGCCCCTGGAAGATCAGAGATAAGATCACTGCTGTCAATACTGCCCTGTTTGATGCCAATGGCGATAGGAGAACGCTTATACACCCTCGTTGTAAAGAATTGATAAAAGCATTAAGGACATTAACTTATGCACCTAATACTGGTTTACCTAATAAGAATTTAGGTGTAGATCATGCGTTTGATGCTTTTGGCTATCTTTGTCTGCAACAATTTAACTTGGCGAAGCCTGAGACACTGGGTCAAACTTCGTTTAGAATATACTAAGATACCCTTTTTGCTTATGCCTTATCATACTGGAATGAAAAAAAAGAAAAAAAAGAAGAAGGGAGGTAAAAAGAGAAGTGAATGTACCTGTTAATAAAGCACTTTACGCAAGAGTAAAAGCTGAAGCCAAACGTAAGTTTGCTGTTTATCCTTCTGCCTACGCTAATGCTTGGTTAGTCCGAGAATACAAAAAGCGTGGCGGAACTTATAGAGTAGAAAAGAAGAAAAGTGCCA